GTATCAAAGCCATCAATATAGGCCCTAGCCTGCCTGAAAGAGACCGTGCTCTCCATAAGGCGTGGAATTTATATGTAGACGCTCAGGAGTATAAAGGCCCTGTGATTCCGACATATGATCCTAATCGTGAGGTCCCTCTTGAGGACAACATTGTTGAGGTTGAGTCGGCTTATGCTCATGCTGGTGGTCTGGGATATGCCTCTGTGTCTTGGGGATTGATGGGCATTCACAAAGGCGGTACTCAAATATGGTTGCACGATTATTGGGTTCCGCGTAAACTACGGTTGAAGTACGAACACTGGGCAAACGGCAAGGGAGACAAATCTTGGAGAGCATAACTTCTGAAATGCTTGCTCCGTATCTGCAAGTGGAAGTTGACCGATCAGTTAAGTCGTCCAATGAATTTACTAAAGATGTTCTAGACCACTACATCCTGGGGGATGAGATAGAGGGTGTCATGCTCCCCTGGGGAATACTCGACGACAAGTTCAGATTCCGCTGTGGGGAGTGCAGTATCCTCGCAGGCATCAACTCATCTGGGAAGAGCCTCCTCGCGGGTCAGTTCATTCTTGAGGCAATGACTCAAGGAGAGCGATGTCTATCTGTGTCTTTAGAAATGTCCCCACGGTCCCAACTGATAAGACTTTGGAGACAGGCCTCAATGGAGGTGAAACCGTCAATCGACTTCGGCCTGATGTTCTCAGCTTGGAGTCGAGAACGGCTGTACTTCTTTGACAAGCGTGGGTCTGTGGATTTGAATACGCTTATGGCGGTCATACGATACAGTTTGGACCATTTCGAGACCAGATTTATTCTAGTGGACAGTCTGATGACAATAGGCGGTGTGGCTAATGATGACTACAACGCACAGAAGCAGGTAGCTGCCATGATTGCTGAAACAGCCCGTGACCTGGATTGTCACATACTGTTGGTAGCACATGCTCGTAAGTCCATGTCTATAAAGGACAAAATAGACCGATTTTCTATAAGGGGCGCAGGGGAACTCGCTGACATCGTTGATAACGTACTGCTCCTGCAGCGTTACTACCCTGATGACCCTGATGACGCTGATGCGTATCTATCTGTTTCTAAAGCCCGTCATTGGGACATGGCTGAGTGCAATATAGACCTGTTCCTTGATCCACCTAGTCTACAGCTTTACACTTCTACCCATCCTCCAAAGAAATTGGTTATGGATGATGACGAGTTGGAACTATGAAAAAGAAAGGTCAAATCGTACGTCTTGAGAACCTCAATACAAATAAAATTATTGAGGTATTAGTTGTTCAACACGACAGTATACAGGGTTACTGGGGTGAGGAACTCCAGAACCATCTCTCAGTTCAGCGTGATTGGGAATGGTATAACCCAAAGGAGTGGTCTGAAGTTGGATAAAGCCTGGAAAGCATTTGAGCGTAGGGTAGCCGAAAAGACAGGCGGTGAGCGTATCCCTGTAGCTGACAGAAGGTCCCACCTGGACGTACTTCACCCCTTGTTGGGAATTGAGTGTAAGTACCGTCGTACTGTGTCCAAGTTCCTTAAAGAGGCTCTGGAGCAGGCTAAGGCAGGCTCTGAGGAAGAGAGTCTCATCCCTGTGGTTGTTCTAGGCGAGAAGTACCAGAGCGACATGTACGCCTTCATGGATCTGGATCACCTACTAAAGCTCTTAGAGATAATGAAAACTCTTTTAGAAGAGCCCCCGACCATCTTAGCTGGTGAAGGAGAAATTGAGTGAGTCTATATCAAGATTACATAGCTATATCCAGGTATGCACGCTATCTACCTGAAAAGAAAAGGAGAGAGACTTGGCCTGAGACCGTCAATAGGTATATAGAGTTCTTTTCTGAATTTACAGGGGAGGATTTAGGGTTCCTGAGAAAGCCCATTGAAGACAAAAAAGTGCTCCCTTCAATGAGAGCGGTTACGACCAGTGGAAGGGCATTAGAGAGGGACCACTGTGCTGGCTACAACTGTGCATACGTTGCTGTGGATCATGTACGGGTGTTTGACGAGGCCCTGTACATAATGCTCTGTGGTACGGGCCTGGGGTTCTCTGTGGAGCGTCAGCACATAGCCAAGCTACCAGAGATAGCTGAGTCCTTCTACCATACTGATACGACTATAGTTGTTAGTGACTCTAAACTGGGCTGGGCAAAGGCTCTGAAAGAGTTGGTTAGCATGTTGTATTCTGGGCAGATGCCCAAGATAGATACATCTAATGTACGCCTTGCAGGCGCTCCTCTTAAGGTTTTCGGGGGGAGGGCGTCAGGCCCTGAGCCACTGGAAAGGATGTTCAAACACTTTATGAGGATCTTTGAGAACGCTGCAGGCCGTAAACTAAACTCTATTGAAGTACACGATCTTATTTGTCACGAGGGAGAGGCTGTCCTGGTAGGTGGCGTTCGGAGAACCGCTCTCATTAGTCTGTCTAACCACAGCGACGAGAGGATGCGAAATGCGAAAAGTGGGCAGTGGTGGGTGGAAAATCCCCAAAGAGCACTTGCGAATAATTCGATATGCTATACCGAACAGCCCGATGTGGGCGCTTTCATGCGTGAATGGCTGGCTATATACGAAAGTAGGTCAGGAGAACGTGGGCTCTTTAACCGTGAGGCATGTCGAAGTATGCTCCCCGAAAGGAGAGAGAGCGACCACGATTTCGGTACTAACCCCTGCAGCGAAATAGTCCTTAGATCTGCTCAGTTCTGCAACCTCTCTGAGGTAGTATGCCGTCACGGCGATACCTTGGAGTCTCTGAAGAAGAAAGTAGAACACGCCACCATCTTAGGGACTGTACAGTCAAGCCTTACTGACTTCAGATACCTGCGGAGCATCTGGAGGAAAAACTGTGAGGAAGAGCGCCTTCTAGGGGTGAGCCTTACTGGTATATACGACTGTCCATTCTTAATGGATTGTACGCCGGAAGAACTCTCTGCCCTAAGAGATCACGCAGTCAAGACTAATCGCAAGTGGGCAAAGAAGCTGGGTATTAACCCATCCTCTGCTGTAACCTGTGTGAAGCCGTCTGGGACGGTGAGTCAGCTCGCGTCCTGCAGTTCGGGCATCCATCCCGCCTACAACCGTTATTATATTCGGAGGGTCCGAAACGATAAGAAGGACCCTCTGGCTCAGGTTATGATCGACGCAGGGGTCCCCTGTGAGGAAGATAAGGCAAACCCAGAGGCATGGGTGTTCTCCTTCCCAATGATGTCTGAGGGGCTAACCAGGAAGTGTATAGGGCCTATTAAACAGCTCGAGGTGTGGCTCAAATTCGCTCTCCACTGGTGTGAGCACAAACCAAGTATGACCTGCTATATGGGGGAGAAGGATTGGCCTACTGTAGGGTCCTGGGTATGGAATAACTTTGATGTGCTGAATGGCGTATCGTTCCTACCGTCCGCTGATGACGGGCATGTATACGAGCAGGCTCCCTATGAGGATCTAGATAGTCTTTCTTATGCTGCCTTAAAAGAAGCAATGCCTGAGGAAATAAACTTTTCCTTTGAAGAGGATGTGGATAACACCATAGCCAGCCAGGAACTGGCATGTACAGCAGGGGTCTGTGAGATATGATACCTAAAGATAAGCGATGGCAGAGTAAGGACTACCTCAAGTTTGTCAGTGAGATGCCCTGTTCTAACTGCAGCATCATAGACGGGACTGTAGTCGCTCATCACCTGAAGCATCGGTACTCCCCCTGGGGAGGTGGAGGCATGGGCCTTAAAGCATCTGACCTACTTACGATGCCTTTGTGCTATGACTGCCACGACAGGGCCCACAATGGGGATGGAGAGATCCTGGACTTCCAAGCACCTTTTATTTTCAAAGCGCTTGACGCAGCTACCAAGCATGATGTAATATCTGTCACATACAAGCCTTTTGAGTATTACAGGTTATGATTGATGAGCAGACAGTAGAGAGCGCACTAGACTTCCTGCGGGACAACGCAGGCAAGATTGGTAAGGCTCGAGCGGAGCGTGTGTATCTGGAACAGTTCAGGAAGAGTAAGAAAGCTATTCTATTCGACCAAGCTACTGAAGACACTGTGACAGCAAAAGAGCAATGGGCGCTTCGACATGGAGATTACCTACAGGTACTCGATGCGTTAAGAGCGGCTGTTGAGGAAGATGAACGGCTCAGATTCTTGAGCGCAGCAGCGGAGGCAAAGATAGAGGTATGGAGGACTATCCAAGCGAACGTGAGAGCGGAACAAAAGGCTTTCTAATGAACTCGAACGATTT